GACCCTTTTCAATCAATGAATATAAATTTGCACGAGTATACTCATAGTCCTTTTCGATATCTGGACCTTTTGATTTTACAGCATCTATTTCAGCAGAAACTTTTTTAGTTTCTACAATATTACTCTCAACGTTGAGAGCTTTGTCGATAGAATCATAATTATCACTCATAATTTATTAAATGTCTTCTTGTTGAGTAGGACTGTAAGACTTAGAATCTGTAAAAAATTCCCAGGACTCACTGAATCCAAAATCGTCTCCAGCAGCTGGATCTGCACTGATTGGATCTGGGGTAACAGTGTACCTCATTTCACGTTTTGCAGTTTGTGTATTGGTTCCACTGTAAACGTCTGCTTGAACTTTGCGAATAAGACCGTCAGTGGTCTCGGAGATAGGACCAAAGAGATAAGTTTTGGCAGTAAATCTTAAAGTATATATTAGTGCTCTTCTTGTATTAAAATCACCCTCATAGTCATCTTGGAAATCAATACTATCTAAAATAATTGGAACGTCTCTTTTTTCTCCGATAGAACTAACAAGATCTATAGTTAAATTGAAAGATGGTTGAAAAAATGGCAATATTTGCTCTACTATCTGTAAAGCATCATCATTTAATTTACTAAAGATATTCAATTCAAATCCAATATTGTATGGAACTGGCATATAAACTTTTTTTAGATTATTTCCATCTGATGCCTTAAACGTTTGAGTTATACCAGCTTTTCTTGTTGGATCATACTGTATAGAAACCATTTCGAAAGACATTCGTGGAAGAGTAATGGCAATAGATTTATTAAGTTCCGCCTGTTCCTGAATCTTTGTCAGAAACTTTTGCATCGGTCCATAAGAAATACCAACTTTAGTTTCGTCCAAAACATTTCCATTGTCTTTGGAGTGTCTAATATAAACATCATTAAACAAAGTTCCAAAACCAATAATGGTTTTTCTTATGATTTCGTGATAAAAATAAGTTCCTAACATTAATATTCTCCGAATGGATTAGACTCTGTAAAATCTAGAATTCCGTCTGCTTCAGTTTGAATCTCTTCATTAACATCATATGGGTTATCATAACTTTCACGATTGTAAGATTCGATGACATAAGTTGCAGATGATGTTCCGCCTACAATAGTTTCTCCAACACTAAAGTTTCCAGTATTTAGTGCAACTTGTACATCTATTGGAGGATAAAGAGTACTAATATCCGTTCTGCGTTTAAAGTTTCTAATTCTTGCTGTTACACCAGAAGACTGTCCAACAATTTCTTCATTATAGACGAATGTTCCTATTCCTGTTACTGGTGAAGAAATTGTAACGGTTGGAATTGCAGTATATCCATATCCAGCATTAATAATTTGTATGGAATCTAATTCTCCATCAGATATAACTGCCTTTGCTGTTGCTGTCTGTCCAACGGAAGGACCTGCTATAGTGACTGTAGGTGCAGTTCCATAGTATCCACGTCCAGCATTTGTAACGGAGAATGATAGTATTCCTCCAGAGACTACTATTGCTGTCGCCGCAGCACCAGATCCACCACCACCACTTATAGTTACTGTTGGCGGTGGATTAGAAGTATATCCAGATCCTGCATTCGTCAGTCTTATTTCTTTAACTGACTGAACATTACCTACAGATGTTGTTATTGCGACAGCAGTAGCAGTAGCACCAGAAGTTGGTGAGGAAATTGTAACGGTTGGTGTACTTGTGTATCCATAACCATCTTCTGTCAAAACTATGCTACCAATAGATGGTGATGAGGTAGATATACCAGCAGCACTTGCAGTAGCCGTAATTGCTGCTCCAACAAGTCTTAGAGTTGTAATGTATCCCTCATCCTCTACAGTATTATCCACCTCTTCAATAGCAGTATCAATAAGTTCATTTTCATACTCATAAAGTTCACAATTTAACTCAAAGACATAATTTTTTCCTAACTGGTAAAATGGTTTTTCTGATTCTACCCTTTTGATTTCAAAGAGTCTTTCTCCAAGTGGAAAATAAATTAAATCTCCTTCCTTTGGTCTTGTAATCAAATCTGCAAAGTCATATTCTGTGATTCGACCTTCTCTAATACCTGAAGATATTCCTTCCAAAAATGGAGCAATAAATTCCTCATATCTTTCTCTGGAAATTGTTAAACTAATTTCGTTTTGCAATTTCAGACCAAATTTAGTCATCAAATCACTTCCGGGAGCATATCCATCATAGTTATTCAGATATGCTTCAATCAAAAATAAATCATCAAATTTAGATGATTGTATTTCTCTAATAATATCATCAGTCTTAAAAATTTTTCTTGGAAGATAATATACTTCAATTCCATAAATTTTCAATTGCTCATTGATTAAATCTTGAATGAGAAATTGTTCGTTACTAGAACCCTGAAGAAAGAAAGGATTTAATGCCATAATTATCCAATTAAGTCCATAGGTGGTAATTCATACTCAGAAGACATTCTTTGTTTTATTTCTTCAAGATCTCTAATTGCATCTTCATAAAGTTGTCTTCCATTTAATTCTGTTCCTCCAGGAAGTTTTACACCCTGGAATTTAATTAAATTTTGACCCCATTGTCTTTTTATAAGAGCGGTGAGATACTGTTTAACAAAACTATCATTATAAACTTGAGTAAATGATGCTGGATCGAGTGCTCTATAACATTCTATAACTAGAAAATCATCTGCTGCCTGAGATGACCAATCAATATCCAGATACAATCTGTCTTGTCTTTTATTAAATCTTACTTGTTTATCAGTTGTCAATAAGAAATCAATGTCCTCAAGATATGATTTGACCATGGCATATTGTAAAAGTTCAACAGAGTTAAAATAATAAAGATCATTTAAGAATAATTGATATTTAATACTAAACATTCCGCCAGAAATGGAACTAGTATCGAACTTAAATATTTTTTCAATACCAATTACTGAATCTGGAACTTGTATATAATTGGAATTTTCATAAAAACTGAAAGTAGTTGCCGCACCAACAATAGTTGATGTTCCTGTTGTTGTTACAATCCCAACTCCACTAGTACCACTTGCTCTACCTCTAGAAATATCATCGTCTGTTATTTTGTACTTTAAGTACATTTTTTCGACACCATCAAAATGACGCTCATTAAAATATTGAATGGCATCGTCAACCAGATCATCAATTTGCTCATCAGATACATTAATTTCTAATACTGGAGCACCAAGTCTCCTTAAACAATAATCAATAAGTCCTTGTCTTGTGCTTGGTTTTGCCATCAGTACTCTCCTCCATCAATGGTTGTCGTCCAAACCGGCAGTCCGCTGGCATTTGTGGTCAGAATGTAGTTGGTGGTAGTTATACCAGACTGTGTGCTTGCTGCACCAGTTAATTTTCCACTATTGTCAAAATATGCAATTCCGTTTGGACCGTCAAATGTTCCAGCATAATAATTTGGAGCATAAATGTCAGTGTTAAATGCTAAACGAGAGTTTGAATTGTCCCAAGTAAGAGTTTTATCTCCTGCAATACCATGAATAGTTATACCCGCACCATCTAGAGCAGCATCAGAAAGTTTTGGATCAGCAGATGCAATGCCAATATTAATATCTTCTACTTCTAATATTTGAGTATTCAGGATTGTCTGGGTTCCGTTAACCGTCAAGTCACCAGTGATCTCAACACTTTGTGTAAATGTTGCAATGCCAGAAACATTGAGATTGTCTAATTCTGTGTGACCATCAACATCAATATCTCCATTAAAATCTGCAGCGCCAGCAAATGTAGAGAGACCAGAAACATTGAGATCATCTATCTCTAGGTCTCCATCAACATCAACTCCACCATCAATATTAACATCTCCAATAAATGTTGATATTCCAGCAGCATACAAATCTGTTGTTGTTACAAGACCAGAAAATCTTGCATTTCTCCATCGCTTCCCAACAATACCAAGATCATATGTATCATCATCATTTGGATTAAGATCAGATATAAATTCTCCACCGACATTAATATCATCACTAGTGGCATCACCAAGATTAATTGTTCCTCCTCTAAAAGTAGCAACACCTATAAATTCTGAAGTTCCGCTAACTTTTAAATTATCTTTTACAAATAAATCACTACCAACATATAAATCTCCACCTGTAGTCGTAATTCCACCAGCAGAGGCAAGAGTTGAAACACCACTTATATTTAAAGACTCTGCTGTTAATGGTCCCAAAATTCTAATAGATGGTGTTGTAATTCCATCCGTAGAACTTATAGTTACTCCAGACCCAACGGTTATTACGTCGTTTGTTCCATCAACAACTACAGAACCCGTTCCAAATGTTACGACTCCGACTATTTTGGCATCGCCACCAACATTTAAATTTTTAGCAATTCCAACACCACCACTAACAATTACTGCACCAGTAGTTGTTGATGTTGAATCAGTTGTATTGGAGAATGTTACAATACCAGTCGCAATCAAAGACGACGAATCAATCGTATCCGTCATGTAGAATGTTTCATCGGAAAGATTCCATACAAGAATCATTCCATCTCTAGTTTTTAGAGTAGCATCTACGTCTGTTAGATTGACTATTCTTGTTGGCGGTGCAGAAGCATTAGATAATACACGAATTACATTCTGCGACCCAATTCTGTCGTTTATGTTAGGCATTACCTAGTTACCCCTGCTCTTACTAGTGCTGCTCCTTCCACAGCTTTATACTCTTTACCAGCATTTGTCAGTTTCACATCAAAAACATATCTTCCTTCTTTTAACTGAACTGTTTGAGCAGCAGTTAGTGAGATAGATATAATTCCTTGATCGGTACTAGTTACTGTAGTTGCAAAAGATACTGATGTAGATGCTCCATAATGTTTTCTCAATTGACCTTCAGTTGACACATCTGTTAGGTCTAAAGGTGAATTTGATCTAGTATCCTCCAATTGAAAGGAAGTATCGAAATCGAATCCTTGTTCAATTACAATATTGGATACATAAACTGCCATTATTAGAACTAAAAAGTATTCCTTTAGATATTTATATTTGCAGAATGCCTAATAAATTATTTCTTATTTAGTAAGTCCTTAAGTAGAGATTTTATTTCATCAATATCTTCTCTCATTTTATCCAATTCTTGTTTTTGTAACTCTTTATAACTCAAAGAATTTACATACTGATTGTATGAAGTGGTGTCACAATTGACTATGGCACCACTTTTTTCATCTCTATAAAGATTTTTATATCCCTCAACTCTTATCATCTCAATGCTATTGTTCTAAGATCTTTAATTCTTGGAGCATGAGATTGATCTGTTCCGGACATTACAATTTTAATGGTGTATCCGGTAAAGAGATCCAAATTATCTGCAGTAAATTCATATTCAAGATACTGATCTTCTAAACTTGCTGGAACAAATGTATCAGGTCTCCCACTATTCTTAGAGGAATCGACTGGAGTAATTGTTCCGTCGGCACCAATAGTTAAGTTATCATATCCTGGGAACAATTCAAACTCTTGAGTAACTTCGCTAGAATCTGCTCTGATTAAGTTATAGAGAACTCTGAAATCTGCAGATTCGTGTCTGTATGCAGCAAGTATTACCTTTAGTGAAGTTGCTGGTTGAGCAAGATTTACTGTATTTGATACATAAACTGCAGCATGTGGATCAAATAATAGTGAATTAACTCTATTATCTGCCGTATAATCAGAAATTGGATTATTTAATCTATTTAATCTAAATTCTGTAAATGCAGTATCGGTATAAATTATTGGAGAAAGATTGGAATCCGAAGAATTCAGAGTAATACCAGTTGTGAATGATTTATTTCTCGGTAAAGTTGTAAGTTTTGTTGTTTCATTGATATTAGAAGCTACAAGTCTTACCGAATTGAGTCTGTTAACTTCATTGATTTCTACATTCTCAAATCCATTGTCAACGAAAGGAGTTTCACTTCCATTTACGCTTCTTCCAGTTGTTGTTCTTATCGAAGCAGTTACTGATGTTGTGGATCCTGGTGTAAGAATATCATAATTTGGAACAATTTCATTAAATTGAATATTTTCTGTTGCCTTACAATTTTCTCCTCCAAGAGACGCTTCAGAATTGAATGATAATTGTGATGCTCCAGAGGTGTCACCATCATTAGATCTATCAGATCCATTGGTTGACATATC